TTGAAATTGTTATTGGGCCTGCACTCATTGCGTTATTACCACTCGTAATACTGTAGTCAGCATCAATCGTGTGTTCGTGTTCGTATAAGCCTTTATCTGTGGTGTTTCCTCCACCGACCGCTGTCCATCCAGAACCATCATATATTTCTGCACTGGTGTCTGTGGTGTTCCATCTTATGTAACCTGCACTTGGTGAGCCATCTCTTTGTGCTGTTGTACCTGCTGGCAGAGCACCCGAACCTGTTGCTGAAGTCTTAGTTACTACTGTTGCTGAATCTACTGCTACATTATCCCAGCTAGAACCGTCATAAACTTTCATTCTATCTGTACTCGTATTAAAGTACATATCACCTTCTGTTAAGGCATCACCATCATTATCTAATGTAGGGTCGCTTGATTTAGCTCCTAAATAAGTATCATCAAACGAATCTGCTGACGCTGCTGCTGCTGCTGCACTCGCTGCTGCTGCTGTGGCACTAGAAGCTGCGTTGGTTTCAGCAGTTTCAGCATTAGTTTCAGCAGTTTCAGCATTAGTTTCAGCCGTCTCTGCTGCTGTCTTAGCTGTTTCTGCAGCTGTCTTAGCTGTTTCTGCAGCTGTTTTAGCAGTTTCAGCTGCTGTTTGTGCTGTTTCAGCATTTGTTTCTGCAGTCTCTGCATTTGTTTCGGCTGTTTCAGCGTTAGTTTCAGCCGTCTCTGCAGCTGTTTTAGCTGTTGAAGCAGATGATGCACTGGAAGCTGCTGCTGTGGCACTTGTGGCTGCATCCGTTGCTGGAGCATCCCAAGAAGAGCCATTATAAAATCTTATATCATTAGCAGTAGTATTATAATACATCGCTCCTTCTAAGAGAGCGTTACCATCGTTATCTACCGTAGGGTCGGAAGCTTTTGAACCTAAGAATCTATCATCAAAAGTATCTAGTGCAGCTTCAGCTGCAGCCTGCGCTGTCTCTGCATTTGTTTCTGCGGTTTCAGCATTAGTTTCAGCTGTTTCTGCAGCAGTAGCTGATGTAGCTGCAGCAGTAGCTTTAGTAGTTGCTAGTGCAACCTGAGCTGTTGCCAGAGTAACCTGTGCAGCTCCGTTTGTAGTAGCTAGAGCAGCTTGTGTAGCAGCTGTTGTAGCACTTGCAGCTGCATTTGTTTCTGCTGTTTCAGCATTAGTCTCCGCTGTTTCAGCGTTTGTTTCTGCTGTTTCAGCATTAGTCTCCGCAGTTTCAGCATTAGTTTCTGCTAATTCTGCTGCAACCTGTGCTGCCAGAGCAGCTACTTTAGCAGCTTCTGTATCTGCAATTAGTGCATCTAAGTCATAACTATCAGCAATTACTGATGATGTTGCAATTCCATATCCTCTATCAATAGCCATAACTACATTCTCCTACGCATACGTTTGACCGCTAAGTATAATCTCTGTTTTCTAGTAAGTCTCATCTATAATCTCCTAAGTTTAATGTGAAACACTCCCCATAAAGAGGAGTGCTTCGTGGTTAAACTTACGATGTAAGTTCCTGTATTGAACCCGGACGAATAACCTTAGTTCCGTACACTGTGTCAGCAGTAAATAAATCTGCAAGATATTCTTGCTTATACTGTGTTTGGGTACGAATCCCTTGTTGTGTTGCTAAGACGTGGGCATCTCTTTGGAATAAGAAAGCCTTCTCAGTATTACCAGTACCTACTTGTGTAGTCATATAAACGTCTACTCCGTAGATTGAACCGATTTTACCTGTCTTAATAGCCGAACCATCACCTATGAACGCTTGTTCAGTGAAACGCTCTTCACCCAAAAGTGCAGTCATACAAGATGGTGTAACGAGTAGAGAACGTCCATCTAGAGGCACATTTCCATCGTTAAGATTTTCGAGTGCTACTAAGATAGAAGCATCCCAATCTGTTACACTTGTAATAACCGCATTACCACCAGTTAGTGCAGAAGCACCATCCATATCAGTAATGATTTGAGAGTCCACATTTCGAGCTAGCGCATACCCGGCGTCATCGGTATAAAACTTTCTCATTGAGTTCAACGCCTGAAGACTAGCGATGTCTTCAATCTGTGTTGACCATTCGAAATGTTTGTCGATGATTACTTCTGTATCAGTAGCTGTATCGGTAATGTAGGTAACCGTTGCATTAGCTGCCTTCGCAGTAGCACTACTCCTTCCCGGCGTTGGGATGTGGATTCTATCTCCTTTCTTCCCTTTGTGGTTTAGGCTTCGTACTAAATTGGCTGCAACTAGATTTGACTTGTAAGTAGCAACTACTTCATCCGACCAAATTTCTGGGATGAAGACTGCACTCGTAGTCTTTGTCATATTTGCCATTTTAATTAACTCCTATAAGTTATATTAGCATTATTAAACAACCCTTCCATCTGCATAAGCCTCGTATATCTCATCTTGTAACGACTCATACCGAGTAGGGTTTTCCATTTTTAAACGGATGAGGTCAGCTCGTCTGTACGTCTTACCTCCTCCTTTTGAGCCTGAAGATGTTCTCGATTCTGTTGTTCCTGCTTTAAGAGCTTCTTTCCTATTAACTTCTGCTTTCTGCTTGACTTCTTGAGTCTTACTAATCATAGACCTATCTTTCCAATTGGTCAATAACTCGTTAGCAGCATCAAAGTTGTAGGCATCTGCTGCTTGAAACATTTGCATACGAATCGGACTACCTTGTACCCATTCCTGAAAACCTTTGTCTTGTATGACATTGGAAAAATCAGGATGTGTTTGCTCCAACTGTGCTTTAGCTCCGGCTTGCGCCTGTTCAGCTTGAAACTGTTGGAACTGCTGAAACTTAGGGTGATTTTCTATGATTTGATTAACAGCCTTATTAGGGTCATTAAAAAATTCATCAGAAGTATCATTATCTTGAGTTTCTAATGGAGTGTTATCTTGCGGATTATGCTGTCTTGCAACTTCAGCTTGTAGGAAACTATCGGATAATTTTCTTAACTCTCCAACTTCTTGTGCTTTACGACCAAGTTCTTTTTCTAAGTTAGTATAACTATCTATAATATCTTCTGTAGACTTTCCGGCAAATTTAGAAGGTATCTCTGGAGCTTCGGTTTGGGTTTCTTCCGAAATATTATCCTCTGCGGAGCTCTGTATATCTTCTACACTATCTGTTATCGTACTTTCGTCTATATTAGAAATTTCTACGTTAGATTCTTCTACTGCTGCTGATGATTCTTGGGAATCAGCGTCCACTACTATATTACTCATAATTGTATCTCTCTCCGCCCTCTAGGGGTTATGAAGTTATTAAAATGGTGGGGCTATAAATCTAGTTCTTCCACCGCTAGTTTAGTTGCCTCTTCTAAAGCAATCATCTGCCTTAAAATTGACACCTGACCCTTAGCGAACCAAAGGTCTCTTTCAGACTCTATTGAGTCTAATTTGTTATATATTTCCTTGAGATTTTTTAATTCTTCAATTAAGTCTCTCCAACCATCCTGTTCTACTAAATCTGTTCTATTTCTGTAGAATTGTTTAGTTCGGTCGTCTACTGTTTCTTCTTGCGTTTGCATAATTTAAAACTGTCTCTGATTTAAGATGTTCTACTTCAGGTATATTCCTCTGTGTCTCTGAAACTTGCTTATCAATGTCAACTTTCATCTTTTCCATCTCTATCAGTTTCTTTTGTAAGCCCATAATTCTCTCTTGTAAATCAAGTTCACTTTGAGGTTGTGAAGCTCCTGCATCTGCTTGATGCTTCATAGCTTTTGCTTGTTCTTCTTGTGCTTCTGCTAATGTCTTTTGTATCTCAGCTTTCTTCTGCTCCATATCCAACTGCATAGTCATCTGTTGTATCTGCTGTTGTTCAGGATTAGGCTGCATACCTTGCATAAGTGATTGTACCACTTGGTCTCTATTATGGATACTAGAGTTCTGAAAGACTGCTAACAACAGGACATTGAAAGCGGGAGAGTCTTTCGGAATTGACTGTAGCATCTGTACCATCTGTTGCATTTCGAGCTCTTTAGCCATAATACCCATAGTAGAGTAAGGTACGAACTTGTAATCACTGACTGGATATCTTTCGACATCAAATTGTATCTTCCTCCACATACTCTTATTAATCATTGGTATGAGGAATGTATTCTGAAAATTCATTAATGTGCGTTTCTGCCTTTTAATTGAGGCAGATTGAATCATAGACATACCACTAGATGTGGCTCTGTCAGGGACTCCTGTATCAGCGGAACCAGTACCCATTTGAATCATATTTTGTAGTGAAGCTACTTGATTATAGGTATGTTGGTCTGTCTGACCTAAACTTAGAGGCATAATTGCCTGTCTCGGGTCCCCATTAGTAAGGATAGTCTTGCCGGGACGAACTTCAAGTTTTATTCCACGAGGTAGTCGAGTCGCGTCGGCAGCTACCATTGGAGTTGTTGTGAGTGCTAGAGAGTCAATTCTCGCCCTCATTTCAGCGTCTAAAGCCTTTTGTGGGTTATAACCTTTCTCACAAACACCTCTACCCCAGAACTTATTTGGTACGATGTCGTGTTGATAACTGACAAAAGGTCTGTCAACCATCATAAATGGATTCTCTTCTGCCCTTAGAATATGTTCATCATTAGCTATTGTAACAACAGCTTCGACTAATTCATCTTCATCATATTCAAAATCCTCTACATCTACTTTAGAGTCCAAGAATTTTCTAGGTACTTTACCCCAATACTCACATAGTTTAATTTGGTCTGAAGCATCCCTACTTATATACTCAGGGTCATAACCTATTTGAACTACATCAGTATCCGCTTGAATATCTACATCTCTGTATACTCCATTAGCTATACCTTCAGATATAACATATCGTGGCTTATATACTTCGTGGGCGACACCTAAAGCTTCATTTATTGAATTAGCACTAGGGTCTATAATAAATTCTTTTGGTGAGACAGCCTCTAGCCTTACATCTACATTAGAATACTCCTCAATCTCTCTAGATGTAGTTAGTGTTCCTTCTACTGGTATCTCTACAGGTCGTCTCTGTACTTTTTCTTCTGTAATTATTTTTGCAATACCTGTGCCATATATAGCACCATTAAGAAATACTTCACATAAGGCATCTTTAGCACCTGTAGATTCTAAATCTTCTTGTAATAGACCACGAATATATTCTACATCTTGCTTATCTTCATCTAGTTGGTCATCTTGGATGTCAAACCAACGCCCCCTACCAAATGTAGCCTCTTCGAGCTCTGCTACACTAGCCTCTACTGCTTGTTGTAAGGCTGGAGTTATAATCTTAGACTTTTCTGATGCTCTATTTTTATCTTCTAAGGTCCACATACCACGCCATAGACGATAGTATTCATCCCAAGGTTTAAGATAATTATTATCTCTATGGTTTCTCCACTGTTCTAATCGGCTGGATAGCCATTTAGCCAGTGCTTGGAAGTGTCTCTCTGAATCGTAATTTTTTGCCATTAATATCCTGCTATTTCATCAAAAGGTTTCCATTCTTCATCTAATTCAATAGTGTGCATAAAATCTGCGACACTTACTTGGTCTATGTACGCCAACGAGTCAACCATATCATCGTGTGTACCACTTGTTGGAAATTCTAATAGTTGAGATTCAAAATCTCTATTCCAATGACCCTTATTAAATGTAATCTTACCGTGCTCTAATCTTCCTTGTAAAGCCCAAGTAATTCTATCTGCTTTCTTCTTACCACCGTGAGTTACATCTGTTACTACAATCCATCTACTCTGAGAACGCATCTCATCTTCTAAATAAGGTAGTATGGCATTCTTTAACGCACCAGACTCAATTCCTACAATAGTTGCTTTATTTTCAATTGCAACCTGTAGTATCTTAGAACTTGTCTCTTTAATATTCCACCTGCCGTGGAGTATATCCTTAACCCACCACTCATCATTATGAATTTTAACGATAGCAATCGAAGTCTCATCCAGTTTACTACCTTTGAGACCACGTTCTTTCTCCACTTTCTCAAATCCTGCAGGGTCAACCGCGATAACATAATTGCCTTCTTTAGGCTCTTCTTTATCATATTTTATCCACTCTTGTTTAAATATACCTCCTGTAAAGGAGACAAAACTAGCTTCAAATTCTTGTCTGAAAGCTTGTGTACTCATAGTATCACGAGCTGTCTTAATCTCTTTAGGGTCGAGGATAGGATTATCTATTGAAGTATATTGAAATGCCTCCCAATCTTCATTCTTCTCATCCTTAGCCTCTTGCCATATATCGTAGAAGTGATTCTTTCCAGCTGGTGTACCAATAAAGAGCGCACCACCTTTCACATCTGCAAGCGTAGGTCTTATAATCTGTTCCCACACTTCGACCTTCATAGAGGCATATTCATCGAGGACTACATATGCAAGTCCTATGCCCCTCAGAGTATCAGGTCTATCACTACCCTTCAAACTAATTCTTCTACCATTGACCAGAGTCATAGTAGCTGTATTTTCGTGGGTTGACTCTATAAGCTCAGTATCCTCTAAGAGCTCTTTGAGCATATTCCACATAATATCTTTAGCCTGTTGGAATGTAGGACCTATATAAAAGACATCCTTACTTTCCGACTGAAGAGCCTTAATAATAAGTATCCAAGCTGCTAATCTGGACTTACCGAAGCGTCTTCCCGCACTTACAACCTTAAATCTAGCTGGGCTATT